GATAAACTCGCCTGTTTTGTAATCGCGTAATCTTAATTTCATTCTGTCACCTCTACCGTGTCGTAAACTTCAACGTCTACCATTTCAGGCGAATACATACCGTCAAACTGTTCAATGGCAATTTGTTCCGCCTCTTGCCAGTTTGCAGCCTCTACCTCAACGTCTTGATAAATTCTTTGTACTAATGTGCATGTGAATCTCATGTTGTCACCTCATTTTGTTTATATACCTCTGCAATAGCTTTCTGTGCGCGTGTCAGCGTAGCAAGATCACCTTCGTGGCTATCATTTGACGGCTCTTGCTCGTCAACAAAATACTCTGCCAGAGTGAGCGCCCATTCAATTGCCTGAAATTGCTCTTTTGTGATATTCATGTTGATTTCATTCATGGTAATACTCCTTGGTTGTCGTAAGAAAATGACTGGATTAGTCAGAACTCTTTAAAGTTAAAAGGTAGTGCGATTTCTGAAACAGCATCACCCTTGCAATTAAAGACAGAGATGTAAAAGAGATGATCGTCATCGTCTTGTCGAATATGAACGTACCCACCTTCTTGAACCACCTCGCCATCGGGGGTATTGTGCAAGTCAAAATTAACAACAATAGAACCATCGTCAAGAGAGTCGCAATTCATTTGTATTGTGTTTTCATTGTTCATGTTATGCCCCGTTTTTTGCAATTAAATTAAATGATTTGAAATACTCGCAAGCCCCGCTGTAACTATCGCAGCGCATCTTGTCCAATAACTCGCCGCCGCGCTTATAAAGCCGCACAACATACCAACCATTTTCACAATCAAAGGTTGTGTAGTTGCCATTTTTTTGTTCTTTGATTTTCATAATGTCACCTCGTTAAAATACTCGTCTAAAATTCCCTCACGTTGTAGCTGCGCCTCAATGTTAAAAACAAAATCGTTTAACATTTTCGGCATATCCATCGCGGCGATATTAAAGGCGTATCGAATTTGATTGACCAAATTAAGAGCGTCTTTAACGTCACCCTTGTACGTTAGCGATTTCTCGCTTGCTTTCATCATGTGCGTCATGTTGTTGCCCCTTGGTAGATAGACAATGCCGCATCAAATGGCATTAGGTTTAAGATTTGTTTTGCTTTGAGTTTTTGAGATATATCAGGGTGAGATAGCGCGGCATTCAAGTCGGTCTGTTTTGACCGCCATAATTTCCCATCTTCGCCAATGAATAAAATACTTTTGGCGAGTGATTTTTTTAAGTCGCGGGATTGAAGCCAGTAGTCAAAAAGATCACCGATGAGCGTGTCAGCATCATGCTCAAGCACCATAGGCTTGCCGTTGCCATCAAGATAGCGCGACACAATAGGCGGCAAGGTTTCGGCATGCTCATCAAGAATGGCGCATAGGGTGTTTGGGTAATAGTTGTTGCAGCCACCATGCCCCTCGTTGCTCGCCACTCCTGCGCGTTTTCCGTCGATGTAAACCGTGGCTTCAAAGCAATTTGTTTCTTGGCTCGCAAACTCTGCAAACTTTACGTTCTTTAATGTGATGTTCATTTCATTAGCCTTGTGTGAATGACTACCAATTGGGGTTTTTAGGAAACATCGGGTTAGCGGCTGCGCGGCGGATTGTGTCGTGGTCAAAGTACGCGCCATGCTTGAGCGCATAGCCGCCGTGTGCATCGTATTTGAGAATACCCATCTGTTTATACAGATAGCCTACTTGCTCGGCTTGGTGATCGTTTAATCCCGCATTTTTAAATGTGTCAATAACTGTTTGTCGGTTCATTCTGTGACCTCAATTTCAAAATAGTAGGAAAAATTTAGCGTGTTAGAGTCGTTTGGGTCGTCTGGGTTTGCCAATACAAAAACGTTACAAAACACTTGGTTTGGGCTTTCTTCGTCAATCCAAAAACATAGCGAATAATTACCTTTATGCGTCCACACGGTTTCGCTGTTTAATTCGGTTTCTACGTCTTTGAGTGCCTCAATAATTAAATCCATATCGGGCGCATCTGAATCGGTTTTATCAAATTGAGAGTCTAAAATTGAGTAGGTTTTCATTTTGTTAGCCTTGTGTGAATGAATATTCGCCTGTATCGCCGTTCCAATATGTGTCCGCCAGTTTGACCTTCATCTGTGCGGCGGCGGACTCGGCTTCGGTGCGTGTTGCCTTGTCATTACATAGTGGCACGCCCTGATAGATAACGCGCCATTTGTTGCTTGAGTAACTTAAATATGCCTGTTTCATATCTGCCCCTAACAAAAATCTAGTTCAGTAAATACTAACGATTCTGTATGTCCTGTGGTCGTTTCAAAGCTTTTTAATTCCGCCACGGCTTGCCGATCCATGTGCCACTGCGTCTCAATATCACGGAACCAAACCCCATAGTTTTGATCTCGTTTTGCGAGGTCTAAAAACTGTCTAAATTTTTGCTGCGCTTTGAGTGTTAACGGTTTCATTTTCGTAGCCTTGTGTGAGTGATTAGAGATAACCTATCAGTCCGTCTTGGTCTGATATTTCAACGGCAAAATACTTGCCGAATGGTTTAACGGTGTAAGTCCAGTCCGGATCACTCGCGGCACAATCGGCGGCAATGCGTTCGGCGGTTGCTTGAGGGTGTAAAACTTGCGGAGTCATGTTGTCCTTTGCGGGGGAAATTCCCCCAAAAAATTAGCCTTTTGATGATGCTAGTAGTTCGCGCTCTGCCGATACAATTGGGCACATTGAATATGTCCCCCACGGTTTGAAGGTTTCTACGTCTTGCCACAATTTCACGCGCAGGGTGTGCGGTGCTTGGCGGTCGGCGGCGTAGGTGTCCATAAAATCGCCCATTACGGTCACGGTTTTATCTGTTCGCTTAATTACATAAAAGCTGATAATAGAATCGTGATTTGTAATTAGGCGGGTTGTGTAGGTCTTGCCTGTTTCGAATTTCATGTTATGCCTCGGGGTGTGGTGAGTTAAAAACTGCACGCGCTAAGTCAATGAGTGCGCGTGCTTGGTCTGGCGTGATATGGTGATGGTCGGCGTATTTTTCCGGTGTCAAATAATCGTTGTGAAAGTCGAGCCAGATATTGATTAGTTGATTGCGTGCGCTGTACATAACGCGAGGGGCAAATATGCTTTCCATCTTATGCCCCTATGATTTTGTTGATACTGTCGCAAGTGTCGCGCAAGCTATAAGACTGAAACACAATTCCGCCGCCATACTGTTTATTGTGAAACCTTTTTCCACCGATAGCGCGAGCGCGTGCGAGTGCGAGGGTGTAGCGTTCGGATACGTTAGCGTCACGGTCTACAGGGCTGCTAAGGTGCGTGTAGTGGCAAACAAAACGGGGGTTTCCGTTTATGTCGTTTTTTATGCGCGTAAAACTGTCGGGTGTGATTGTCATGGTTGTATCTCCAGTCGTGTGTGTGTAGTTTAGCAAAAAATTATTCATTAAAGTAATTTATATAATTGAGCCATTCTAAAACGTCCTTAGTGCTAATCCAGTCGGCGCGTTCTCCGTCTGATTGTTGCTTGAATTTCGGGCTGTCGAGGTGCTTGCGAAATTCTTCTATGCGTTCGGCGCGGTTGGCTGCGCGTTCGTTGGCGGCGGCTAAGTCTGCCTGTAGTTTTTTGATGTAGGTCATTGTGCGTCCTCAGTTGTTGTATTGATGATGCACGATTGCTATTACTTTGTTTAAGCTGTGCGGGTAATGCGTGGCGGTCACCATGTGGCAAAAGTAGCCTCCGGCGCAGTTCGTGTCGCGATAGTAAAGCGGTAGCAGATAATCAATAACTTGTCCTGTTGTGGTTTCATCATCTCGGTTGGTGACTAGCAAGTATTCGCTAGAACCATCACAACAGTGGTCAATGAGTCCAATTTTTTCAACGGTGAATTCGTTCATTCTGTTTCCGCCCAATTTATTAAGATGGCGCGAGTTTGCCCTTCGTGCTCGTATATGTCGCAAGCTTGTTTAGGCGTGTCTGTGCGCTGGTGCCAACCTTCGGCGGGTACAAAGTCGAGGTATATCGGCTCGTCTAGCCATGCGCCCGTCTCTGGGTCGGCGGTGACTGAATAGAGCGGTATGACTTTGCTTAATGATGCTTTAACGTCTGCGCCAGATACAACGAGCGCGCTGCCATCTGTAAAATTGTAAATTGTCGCTTCGTGCGTCCAGTCTTGCGTTGTGTCTATTGATTGCTCGGCTGCCATGTCAATCGCGTGGTTGGCGTTGTGGCACACGTGCATAATGTCATAAGCGGTTGTCATGGGGCGGCTCACAGGAAAAGGAAAAGGATAAGGGCGCACGCCATAAGCAAAGCGGCGCAGGTGTCGGCTATCAAGCGATGATGCCAGTAGTATCGGCGGCGTAGGTAATTTTTCATTGTGACCCTTTGAATAGTTGATTAAAACAGTTGCATTTCACGCGACCGCATGCGGCGCATGTCCATTTCGAATAGTTGTTCATAATCCGCATGCCTTTAAAAATGTGTCGCGATTGAAATTCGGGTTGTCTTGTTTCATGCTGTTTGCAAGTGTGTTGGCTAGTAATAGCAAACGACTAGCGCGTGCGCGGTCTGTGTCTGATTGCGTGTACTTGTAATGCCCTGTCGTTGCTTGTTGCGTGGCTTCCCCTGCCTTGTCTGCGTCTGTGTAAGCGCGGAAAGTACGGGCGATAATTTCATAGTCTTTGCGTGTCATGCTTAACCCCTAGTAAATAACGAAAGGATAATTAAGAGCAAGCCGAAAATAATTAGGTAATGGCGTGCGCTCATAGTGTCACCCGTGGTTGCTGTACTTGAATTACATAACCCAAGCTGATAATTTTTTTAATGTCATTGTGGCTCAACGTCTTTTTGCCTGTGAGGGCGGTAAGCTTGGCGGCGGTCTCGCAAATAGGGTAAATGTATTGCGTGCCGTAGTGGTTTCTGACTTCAAGCGTGATATTCATTTGATTGTGTCCAGTAAGTAGACCGGATTTAGTCCGGTCTGTTGGGTTAGTCCATTCGGGAATCGGTGTAGGCGGTGATGCCGTTATCGTTTAAAACCTTAGCGAAGGCGTGCGCGTATGCTTCTTTTCTAGTCAAGCTTTGATTAAAGTCGCTCACACTAATAGACCATCCAGTCCCGTAATTCTTTCGACCGATACCCATCTTTTTTAATTGGTTAGCGAATTTAATGTTTCGCACAATCACGGAAGCAAAGCCACAAACCCCATCACTCACAAAGTATTGCTTAACTACAGGGCTGCTATCGTCTAGCATGTTGGCGTGTTGTTGGATAATCATTGGCGTTACTTGTGCGGCGTGTGCTGCCAGTAGTCCGGCTGCGCGTGCTGTGGTGTAGAGTTCTGAAGCGTTCATGGTTGTTACTCCTGAAATTTAGTGGGGTGGCTAACGGTCATGCGGTGGTCATACTCTGGGCTGTGCTGCATAAAGTCCATTAGATCGGCATAGGTGTTAAACCAGTAATGATGGTGGCTGACCCTTGCGCAATAGAATTTGTCGTGCATAGCGGGGGCTGATTGGTCTGTGTAAACCATTTGCATCATGCCGCGAGGGGTGTATATGCTCATAATTTAAATCTCGCTTAAGTCGTAACCTGCGTTAGTAAGGGCGGTGTGTACTTCTTTGGGTAATTCGAAAACCCCGTCATAGTCAATCAAGGTATTGTCAGCAAACCAAAGCCCGCCTTCGGTTCCGGTGTTGTTATTCTGAAAGTAACCATACTGCGCGGCTGTGTCGATCTGTACTGTGTAGCGTTCGGTGCTTAGGTCTTGGTCAAAGTTGTAGGGTTGTGTGTTGCTCATGGTGCTTACTCCTTAACATGGTTAGTATTTATTGATTTATTGCATTAACGATATTCTGCGCTCGGTTTTCATCAATACAAAGAACTAAAAACCCTAATAGGGAAAACCCTAATTCAGTAGGTGTTGTTTCACGTGAAACATGTAAAATTTCAGCGTGTTTTTGTCCCTTGTCTAGGTATCAAGACAGGGTTAAACAGCGTGGCGGGTGCTTATAATCGGTTTAATCGCGCTGTATATTTGCACAGTGGATAAATTCTCGGTATAGTCTGCGCGTATACCTTGTCGGTCTGACAATCTAGGGCGGATTGTTTCACGTGAAACAGTGCCGCAAGAGTCAACCAGTAAAAGTTAAAAGCGCGTAATCCAAACATGGCAAAGTTAACAAGAGATCAAATAGCTAAGGGATTAGATACGATACCTATGAGTCAAATTCTCGTAGGGGCACAAGGTACAGCGCCAACACTCACAGCTAAACAGATAGCCTTTGCAAAGGAGTTGGCGCTAGGTAAGAGTACACAGGCAGACGCTTACCGTAAGGTGTACAAGAGTCAGGGTAGACCTAAGACGGTAGGAAGTAACGCGAGTCGATTATCTACAGACGATAGAATCTCGGCAGCGGTCGAGGCGTTCAAAGTGGCAGAAGCGTATAAGGAATACCAAACCCCTACTCAATTGAGGGCGTTAGTCGTGAGCCAACTAACCAAGCACGTATTAGACGAGGACTTCCCTCCCGCTCAGCGTGTGGCATGCCTGAAGCTATTGGGTAGCGTGGCGGAGATAGGATTGTTCATCGACCGTAAGGAAACCTTAGTGGTGCATCAATCCTCTGACATACGCGCCAAGCTAATAGAGCAATTGCGCACGATCACTGGACAGGCAACAGACATAACGCCCGTAGATGATGCGGACTCGCTACTTGCAGAAATTGCCAGAGTGCCAGACCCCACCACCTCCCCACCCCCCGCAAACGCCGGTGCGAGCGTGTGTGCGCCTATACATACTATTCCACTCAAAATAACATCAGAAAATTCCATTCCACTCAAACAATCCAATCCAGAATTCATTCCTCTCGAACATCCAAATTGCAACGAAAGTGGCGAATTTACTTTACCTAACAAATCCTTAGATATGTAAGTCATTGATATATATATATAAATTATTTGGTACTTAAACCGTTTAAGTACGGATTTATAGAAAGTGGGAAAAAGTGTCAGAAATTACGGGGTCTGGTGTCAAATTGAAGATATGGAAACCCCCCCCTTATGTTTTAGAATGAAAAATGGGTATATATATTTTTATAAAATTTAGAGGTTGATATGACTGAAAGACAGAAAGAGATATATATGGTGATTGAGGAATGGTGGAAGAAGTTTGGGTTTGGTCCTTCTATAGATGACATAATGAGTATTACTGGAGATAAGAGTAGAGCTAATGTACATAGGATGATTCTGCGATTATGCGAGGAAGGTGCTTGTAAGAGGACTCCTCATAGAGATAGAAGCGTGCGACCTGCTTGGATGAAGTTTAGGAATTTATGAATTTAGAAGAAATAACAAAAGCTATAGAAAGTTTACCTGCGGGTGAGCAAGAAGGGTTTATGGCAATGTTGTCTGAGTATGAGAACTCGTTAAAGAGGGAACGCGCTCAGAAGGGGTTTATGCCGTATGTACATGAGATGTGGCCGGGGTTTGTAAATGGTCGGCATCATAAGGTTATGGCAAAGAAGTTTGAAGACATTGCCGAAGGAAGATTGAAACGGTTAATTATTAATATGCCGCCGCGCCACACAAAGTCTGAGTTTGCGTCTTATCTTCTTCCCTCATGGTTTCTTGGCAAGTATCCCAATAAGAAAGTTATTCAATCGTCAAACACGGCAGATTTGGCAGTTGGCTTTGGCAGGAAGGTTCGTAACTTAGTAGATAGTGAGCAATACGCAAAAGTGTTTCCAAATGTGGGTTTGAGGTCTGATTCAAAAGCGGCAGGAAGATGGAGTACAAATCATAATGGAGAATACTTTGCTATTGGGGTTGGAGGCACGGTGACGGGTAAAGGCGCTGATCTTTTGATTATTGATGATCCCCATTCAGAGCAAGAGGCTAAGTTAGCCCAAAGTAATTCAGAGGTCTTTGACCAAGTTTATGAATGGTATACGTCTGGCCCACGGCAGCGGTTGCAACCGGGCGGGGCGATTGTTATTGTAATGACGCGTTGGTCAAAGAAAGACTTGACTGGGCGGATACTTCAAAGTTCAATGGAGCGAGACGGAGAGACTTGGGAGTTAATTGAGTTTCCCGCGATACTTCCTTCTGGCAATCCCTTATGGCCTGAGTTCTGGAGCTATGAAGAATTATCTGCGTTAAGAGATGAACTTCCTGCGGCAAAATGGAATGCCCAGTATCAGCAAAGCCCAACCTCAGAAGAGGGGGCGCTTGTTAAAAGAGAGTGGTGGCAATCATGGGAAAAAGAAGAGCCGCCAAATTGTGTATATATTTTACAAAGTTGGGATACGGCATTTTCTAAATCCGAACGCGCTGACTATTCGGCATGTACAACTTGGGGAGTTTTTTATCCCAATGAGAATCCCGAAGACCCAAATATCATCTTATTAGACGCATTTAAGAAGCGCATGGAATTTCCTGAGTTAAAAGAAATTGCCATGAGGTATTATAAAGAGTGGGAGCCAGATTCGTTTATCGTTGAAGCTAAAGCATCTGGTGCGCCACTTATTTATGAATTGCGAGCAATGGGGATTTCTGTACAAGAGTTTACGCCGACAAGGGGTAATGATAAGATTGTGCGGGTAAACGCTATTACAGACTTATTTGCATCTGGCAAAGTATGGGCGCCACCTAAAAGATGGGCAGAAGAAGTGATAGAAGAATTAGCAGCCTTTCCAAACTCAGACCACGATGACTTTGTAGATAGTACAAGTCAAGCCTTACTCCGTTTTCGCAAAGGCGGTTTTATTCGTCTTCAAACGGATGAGATAGATGAACCACGATCATTTAGGCGCAAAGGCGCTTACTACTAAGGATAAGTCATGGAAAAAGGTTTATACGCATCCCCGCTTGGGATAGACGATCAAGAAGAAGATTCCCTTGAGATTAGCATTGTCGATCCTAAGATGGTCACGCTAGACGATGGCAGCGTAGAGATCACGCTTATCCCTGACGATGAAACCGAAGAAGATGGTGAATTTTCCGCTAACCTAGCCGAAACCCTTGATGATGGTGAGTTGCAATCTCTTGCCTCGGAGTTACTTGAGTTAGTAGATGGTGATGTGAATAGCCGCAAAGATTGGGCGGATACTTACGTTAAAGGTCTAGATGTTCTTGGGTTTAAATACGAAGAACGCACAGAACCTTGGCAAGACGCATGCGGGGTATATTCCACCGTACTGGCAGAAGCCGCGATTCGGTTTCAAGCAGAAGCAATGTCAGAGACGTTTCCTGCTGCGGGTCCTGTTCGCACACAGATTATCGGCAAGATAACAAAAGAGAAAGAAGAAGCCGCCAAACGTGTCGAAGCTGACATGAACTATGAACTCACCGATGTGATGATTGAGTACCGCCCAGAACATGAGCGTGCGTTGTACTCGCTAGGACTAGCGGGTTCGGCGTTTAAGAAAGTGTATTTTGATCCTAGTCTAAATAGACAAGTTTCAATCTACATTCCGGCAGAAGACGTTATTGTGCCTTATGGTGCGTCGCATATTGAATCGGCAGAACGCGTGACTCACATCATGCGTAAGACAAAAAATGAAGTTAAAAAGCTGCAAGCTAGTGGTTTTTATGTTGATGCTGATCTTGGCGATCCGATCACGTTCCATACTGATATTGAGAAACGCAAAGCCGAAGAAGGCGGGTACACGCTAAGTGATGATGAGCGTTACTCGCTGTGTGAAATCCATATTGATTACAACATCCCCGGCGTTGACGACGATGACGACTTAGCTAAACCCTACGTCATCACGATTGAAAAAAGTACCTCTACAGTTCTAGCTATCCGCAGGAACTGGAACCCCGAAGATGAGTTAAAGCTCAAGCGTCAACACTTCGTGCATTATGTGTATGTCCCCGGCTTTGGCTTTTACGGCATGGGGTTGATTCACATTATCGGAGGTTACGCCCGTGCGGGTACTTCTATTATTCGTCAACTTGTTGATGCTGGCACGTTATCTAATCTGCCCGGCGGATTAAAGTCTCGCGGACTTAGAGTAAAAGGCGACGATACTCCTATTGCACCGGGCGAGTTTAGGGACGTAGACGTACCAAGCGGCAGCATCAAAGACAATATTATGATGATGCCCTACAAGGAGCCAAGCCAGACGCTACTGACTCTCTTGCAAAAAATCACAGATGAAGGTCGCAGGCTCGGCGCTATTAGTGACATGAACATCTCCGACATGAGTGCAAACGCACCTGTTGGGACAACACTTGCATTGCTAGAGCGCACCCTTAAACCTATGGCAGCAGTGCAGTCGCGTGTCCATTACGCCATGAAGCAAGAGTTTAAATTGCTCAAAGCGATCATGGCAGACTATGCGCCAGAGACTTATGAGTACGAACCAGATCAAGGCGGGCCAAAAGCCAAGAAATCGGACTACGCGCTTGTTGAAGTTATTCCGGTTAGTGACCCAAATAGCAGCACAATGGCTCAACGCGTGGTGCAGTATCAAGCTGTACTGCAAATGGCGCAGCAAGCACCCCAAATTTATGATTTGCCACAGCTACACCGTCAGATGATTGAAGTTTTAGGCATTAAAAACGCCGACAAATTGGTTCCAACCACAGACGACCAGAAGCCCAAAGACCCTGTATCAGAAAACATGGCGGTAATTACCGGCAAACCGGTCAAAGCGTTTATTTACCAAGACCAAAAAGCGCATATTGCAACCCATGTAGCATTTATGCAAGACCCCACCATTGCGGCGGGCATGGGTCAGAACCCAATGGCGCAACAAATGATGGCAGCACTTCAAGCACACATCGCCGAACACATGGCGTTTCAGTATAGAGAGCAAATTGAAGAGCAATTGGGCGCACCATTGCCTCCACCCGATCAAGAATTGCCAGAAGGGGTTGAGGTTCAGTTGGCAAGGCTTGTTGCAGATGCTGGCAAACAGCTTACGCAAGTCCACCAGAAGGAAGCAGCACAACAGCAAGCCCAACAACAGCAACAAGACCCAATGTTCCAGTTACAACAGGCTGAAGTACAAGTTAAACAACAAGATGTGCAGCGTAAAACGCAAAAAGATCAGGCTGATACCCAGCTCGCGGTTGCTAAACTGCAATTAGAGAAAGAAAAGATGGGTATTTCGTCTGAAAACGAGGCAAACCGCCTTGCGTCACAAGACAAACAAGCAGGAAATAGCCATAAATTGGACTTTTTACGGCATTTTAACGAGGTAAATAACCAAAATAAAGGTGGTTAAAACATGGCAAATACCGTCTTTGACGCGCTGATTAAGAAGTTAAACGAGCATAAAAGCTCTGCTACTGAGTTCCTTGCTGATGGGGGATGTAAAGATTTCGCCCATTACAAGAATATGTGCGGACTGATCCAAGGTCTAAGTATCGCGCAGCGTGAAATTCGTGACCTTGCTAGTAATTATATGGATGACGACAATGACTGAACAAGTCGAAGTAACCGAAGAAGAGATGGATCAACAGCTACCTAAGCCTGTTGGCTACCGTTTGCTTATCGCGCTGCCTACAATTGAAAAAGAGTTTGACTCAGGGATTGCAAAGGCAGCACGCACTTTGAACGAAGAACGAATCATGACCACTGTTGGGGTTGTCTTGGATATGGGTGCAGAAGCCTATAGCGATAAAGACCGCTTTCCAAATGGCGCTTGGTGCAAAGTTGGGGACTATGTTGTTATTAGACCACACACTGGCACACGGTTACATGTCAATGGTCAAGAGTTACGTTTAATAAACGATGACAGCATCGAAGCTGTTGTTGCCGATCCGCGTGGTGTCACGCGTGCTATTTAAAGGATAAATTATGGCAATGGAACCAGTCGAGTTTGGGTTTGAAGACCTAGATAAACAAGACTTTAAAGTAGAGGTTGAAGGGCGTGCCTCTGATAAAGAGGTAGAAGTTGATGTGCCGGAAGATAAAAAACCGGACATAGAAATTGAAATTGTTGACGATACGCCACAAAAAGACCGAAACCGTACTCCCGCTGAGTCTTTTGATGAGCCAACAGACGAAGAACTAGACGGATATTCAAAGGCAGTGCGGAAACGCATGAGCAATTTAACCAAGAATATTCACGATGAACGTCGCGCAAAAGAGACAGCTTTTCGTGAAAAAGAAGAGGCCATTCGGTATGCCCAACAAATTCTTGAAGAGAACAAAAATCTAAAAGGCACTGTCGGCAAAAACCAAGAGGTTCTTCTTGAACAAGCCAAGCGTGCTACGGCTACAGAGGTAGAGCAAGCCAAAGCCAAGTATAAGGTAGCTTACGAATCAGGCGATTCTGATGCTGTTGTTGCAGCGCAAGATGACTTGACTGCCGCAAAGATTAAAGCTGACCGTGTCAATAATTTTAGATTACCCGCTGTACAAAACACAGAAGTTGCAGTACAACAGCAACAGAACGCCCCTGCTCAACCTCAAGTTGACGAGAAGGCTGTGAATTGGCAAAAACAAAATTCATGGTTCGGCTCAGATGACGAGATGACAAGTTTTGCACTGGGGTTGCATCAGAAATTAGTAAAACAGGGCTTAGACCCTCGCTCAGATGAATACTACGAGAAAATCAATTCTCGCGTAAGACAAGTATTTCCAGACGAGTTCGATACAGATGATGAGGTTGAAAAACCTAAACAAAGATCAAATGTAGTCGCACCCGCAACGCGCAGCACCGCGCCAAAGAAAATTGTGCTGACACCCACTTCGGTAGCTCTAGCTAAACGGCTGGGAGTTCCGCTTGAAGAATACGCCAAACAGGTTGCTTTAGGACAAAGGAAATAATCATGGCTCAAAATCGTTTACCACAAGACTTACAAACTCGCGAAACCGAAGTCCGCCCGCAATCTTGGGCTGACCCAGAAACCTTGCCTAGCCCTAAACCGCAAGCAGGTTGGAATTTTCATTGGGTGCGTATTTCTACACGCGGCGAAGCTGATGCCACAAATTTTTCTTCGCAAATTCGCTCTGGATGGGAGCCTTGCAAAGCAGTCGATCACCCCGAAATCCAAATTCTGATTGTTGAAAATAGTCAGTTTAAGGACAACATTGTTATTGGTGGTTTGATGCTGTGCAAACAACCTTCAGAACGTGTCAAGGCACGCGAAGATTTCATTCAGAAAAAGAATGATAATCAGATGCAGTCTGTAGACAATAACTTCATGAAAGACAATAATCCTGCTATGCCACTTTTTAGTGAGCGCAGATCACGGGTTACTTTCGGTTCCGGTAATCAAACTTAGGAGTCTTAAATGGCTTATCCAATCGTAAGCGCCCCTTACGGGCTAAAGCCGATCAATTTGATCGGTGGTCAGGTGTTTTCTGGCTCGACGCGCCAAATGGAAATTGCTAGTGGCTATGCTACTAACATTTTCTACGGCGATCTTGTCAAACGCATTTCTGATGGCACAATTCAAAAGGACACCGGTACGACTACGGCTACTCCTGTTGGCGTGTTTCTTGGTGTGATTTTTACTAACGCCTCAACGGGTCAAATCCAACAACAGCAATATTATCCTGCCAGCACAAGCATCAAGTCTGGTACGAAGATTTTTGCAGTCGTTGCAGATGATCCAGATACGTTGTTTCAAGTTGCCGTTGTTTCTGGCACAACCGTTATTACCGGCGTTGGTATTACCTCTATCGGTGAAAACGCAACGTTAGTTCAAAACGCTGGCTCGACCACCACTGGTGACTCGAAAGTAGCTCTTTTGGATTCAACCGCCACAACCGCTACTTTGCCTATTCGAATTATTGATGTGGTACGAGACACGGCATCGGCTGCTGATGTGTTCCCTGAAGTGATTGTCAAGATCAACTTCGGCATGCATCAGTACAACAACGCAACCGGCGTATAAGGAGCTAAATCATGGCTATTTCACGCGCACAACTACTTAAAGAGCTACTTCCGGGCTTGAATGCTCTGTTTGGTCTTGAGTATAAAAAGTACGGCGAACAACACAAAGAGATTTTTGAAACAGAATCTTCAGAGCGTTCGTTCGAAGAAGAGACCAAGCTGTCTGGTTTTAACGCTGCTCCCGTCAAGGATGAGGGTTCTGCACTGCGTTACGACAATGCACAGGAAGCTTGGACTGCACGTTACAACCACGAAACTATTGCAATGGGTTTCTCAATCACTGAAGAAGCGATTGAAGATAACTTGTACGACTCACTGTCGTCACGTTATACCAAAGCATTAGCTCGCGGCATGGCGTATACCAAGCAAGTTAAGGCTGCAAACATCCTTAACAACGCATTTGCTGCTGGTTATACCTATGGTGACGGTGTTGTTCTTTGCTCGACTTCGCACCCATTGGTTTCTGGTGGCGTAAACAGTAATACCCAAGCAGTCGCTGCTGACCTGAATGAGACTTCACTTGAGTCTGCCGTTATTCAGATCGCTGCATGGACTGATGAGCGTGGTTTGCTGATCGCCGCAAAGCCAACCAAGTTGGTCGTTCCTCCCGCACTACAGTTCGTTGCAACTCGTTTGCTCGAAACCAAACTGCGTACAGGTACAACCGACAACGACATTAACGCAATCGAAAACAATGGTTCGATCCCCGGTGGTTATACAATCAATAACTACCTGACCGACACCAATGGTTGGTTCTTGTTAACTGACGTTCCCAATGGTCTGAAGCACTTTGTCCGCACTCCTATGCAAACAGGAATGGACGCTGACTTTGACACAGGCAACTCACGTTACAAAGCCCGCGAGCGTTATTCGTTCGGTGTGTCTGATCCGCTTGGTATCTTCGGTTCGCCCGGAGCCTAAGTAGGTTGAGAAAAAGGGAGCTTCGGTTCCCTTTTTTTGCTTGCATTATTTATTGTATATAGTATTATTGGCTCACGACTAGGATTAAATACCGTATCAACCCGCCTAGGGGACGATGCACAGATGATACGGTGACTTGTGCATAAAGGATTCCATCATGGGTTTCGCCTCACATCTCGGACCGTGGCTACTCGGTACTGTTAAAGACACCACCGGCACAACTTCAGGTACGGTTCGCAACATGGGTTCAACCATTGTTTCGCAGACTAAAAAAATTGATTACACCGGCACAACAGTAGCTGCCCCAACTACCACGCAGATTGCAGTTCTTCCTGCTGGCGCACAGATTATTAACATTAACGTTGACACCACAACAGCTTTTACTGGCTCGACTGCGGCTAACGTTGTTATCGGCTATACCGGCACAACCGCTGCGTATGTTGCCTCGACAGATATTACTTCTGCGGGTCGCATGGCTAACTCAGCCTTTGCCGCAAAGCTAGGCGCTTGGGCAGGAGCCACTTCTACCGCATCGCCTAATGGCATTGGTGTTGGCTCAACAGACGTATTGGTTAATGCTGTGTTGTCGCCTACGGTTGCTACGGTAACTGCGGGTACGGTTCAGTACACCATTGTCTACGCTGTTGCCAACTCTAACGGCTCACAAACGCCTGTGTCTGCTTAATCTTCTACGGGGGCAACCCCTTAACATTTAGGAGATTATTATGGCTATGCAATATGATGTGTCGTCGGTCCACATTAATCAAACTGGCTTTGGTTATGTTGGTCGCACCCGCGTAAAAAGTTTATTAATTTCAAGCACTGCTACAGGTGGTACTGTACACATTTTTGATACTTTAACTGCACCCGTCACAGGCGGAACTTACTCACGCTCTGGGTATGTAGTAACCGTATCAAGCACCGCTCATGGCCTAAGCACTGGCTATCGTGTTGGCATTGTGTTTGCAGTGGGTACAGGCGGTTCGGCTACCAATGGTAATTACACAATTACCGTAACTGATGCAAATACTTTTACACTAACCGACATCAATACCGGAACCATTTCGGCTACACCTGCAGCTACATATGTATCAAGTGTGGCTAACGGAACAACGCAATGGCATATGAGTATTGATACAGCGGCAGCAGCAGGAACAACAAGTGTTGTCATCCCCGGCGAAGGGTTGTTAATTGAAACCGCTTTATATATCACTATGACAGCAACGCAAATTCCTGCATTAACGGTGTTTTATGGCTAAGAATCCATCCCTTGCGGTAGGTCGTGGTGAGAAATTACCAACAAAGCAGGGAGCAGGTTTAACCGCCAAAGGAAGGGCAAAATATAATGCTGCAACCGGATCAAATCTTAAAGCTCCTCAGCCAGAAGGCGGACCTCGTAAGAAGTCGTTTTGCGCCCGTATGTCAGGAGTGGTTGCAAAAGCTAAAGGTCCTGCTGAACGGGCTAAAGCCTCATTAAGACGTTGGAAATGCTGATGAATGCCGATCCTATAATGACAGCCCGTGAACTAGCTACGCATACAAGTGACATTAAGCATTTGCAAGATGACATGGACAAACTTGTTGATGCTGTTGCTGAAATGAAAACCAGCCTTGATGAAATCAGAAAGAAGCTAGATCAGGTCGAAGGTGGTTGGAAAGCCCTCATGTGGCTTGGCGGTGCAATCAGCGCGGGTACAGGTTTTGTTGGTTATGTTGTTGGGCATTGGGGTAAATAATGCCAAGTACATCCGACAAACAGCACAAATTTATGGAAGCAGTCGCGCATAACCCTAAATTTGCAAAGAAAGCGGGCGTGCCTCAATCAGTTGGTCAAGATTTTGCGGCAGCGGATACAGCAAAAGCTCAAAAATCTAGAACAGATTTACAAGAAATTAACAAACAAAAAACCGATCATGGTTCAATGAATCTTTTTAAAAGAGGTGGCGTTATGGCAACAAAAAAAATGGCAATGTTTGAAAAATCCGGTAAAGACGTCGAGAAAAAGGGCATGAAAGAAGGCTCTAAGGCAGACATGGCGCTAGATAAAAAACAAATGATGGGCATG